AATCCCCTGCCTTGAGCTTGTCCCAAATACTGTCCCCTCCGAAATTTCTGCACAACGCTTGATCGAGCCGTGTGACGAGCTCGACTCGCTTCATGTGGTTGTTCCACGCTGCCAGCTCCACGAAGCCAAGGGCTTTGCCGGCGTCCTTGTTTCTATGATGAGGGAACACGTGCGCACGGTAGAACGTAGGAAATCCATACGCCCAGCGAGCAGCTATGGCTTTGTCGAAGACTGGCACACCCTTCCAGTTGTCCGGCGAATGTATTAGGGCTGCCTCAGCGAAACGGTCTCCATTGATGTTCGATCCGTAGTACTCACCGGCGCCCATGGCGTTGACCAACACGTACTGGGAGTCGTTGCGCGGCCTCAACTGCGCAATGTAGTTGGAGACCTCAGGAAGCAAGGTGGCGGAGGCAGTCTTCTCGAAATATGAATCGGCGGCTCCAAACAGTGGAACCGCCGCAGGACCATACTCCTCGCTGCCTTGGAATAAGCTGACCTTGATCACATCAATACAATACCATGTAGATTGCTGCTGAAGTCAGCGTCACGCGTAACGACTCTCTGAGTCTTCCGTGCGCTTCCAGCCATCACCCTCTGGATCGTACACGTGCTTTGTCTGCCCAATGGGCTTCTTGCCCGTATCCAAATTCTTCTGAAAGCCTGACATTGCAGCCTCAGGAATGGCTCCTTGCCGTTGCTGACGAAGTTCACCTTGAGCTCGAACTCCTAGCATTCCACGGCTTTCTTCATCAGAGAGCATGGCGTTACGCATGTAAGCACCAGCGACCATGGGCTCACGTGTGAAGTCAGGAGCAAAGGTGCGTAGTGAGGTGAACATCCGATTGAACCCAGCCGGGTCTTGCGACTGATGCTCGCGTAAGTCTGGATTAGCCTCGATCATCTTCCGAAAATCTCGAGACTTAGTCGCCGCCAAGTACAACTTCTCGGTAGCGCCAACGGCGCCGGCAAAAGCCGCAGCGCCCGCACCCGCAGCTAACGCGGAACCGGCAGCACCGCCAAGACGTTTCGCTGTAGGAGAGGTCAACGCCTCCCTAAAACCCAACGCCTGTTTCACAAGGAGGAACTCTTCGACTGGATTCGCCATGGTTACTGCCCTGTCATATTACGATATCGACGGTTTTGATACTCGGCGGTGCCTGGCACCACAGACTTGATCGCCCGTGTCGTGTTCTGCACAGCAGGGCGATCTGTGACACTCTGCACTGCTGCATTCCCGGCAAGTCCTGCGCCAAGCAGGCCAACCGCTTTGCCTCCCGTGGCCAACACCGGAGCTAGTTTCTTGGCATCACGCGGGCCCACAAGGATGTGGGCGAGTGGTTTTGACGCGGCATCAATGCCGTGGCTGGCCATTGAAAGGCCTTTTTTTGCTGCCCCAAGGACACCTCCCCCTTGTTTCAGCAAGGACTCCGTAGTGTCCGCGCCGGCGGAGAGCTCGTCGTGCGCCACACGCATGGAGGCCAGCTTGTTCAAAACATCGACAAACTCGGCATATGTCGTGACCAAATCATGCTGAGGATTCACCTCGCCGCGCATGGCGCGCTTCTCGAGCGAAGCTCCGATGGCATCCAACGAGGGGAATAGCTGCTCACGCTGAAAGCGGGGAGTCAGCATACTGAACGCTACCTTCACGTACACCGGATCAGATTCCACAGTGGCCCAGGCCCGCACGATATCTCCAAGGGAAGTTCCATCGAGAGACGCCTGCTTCACGTGGCCATGCAGCCGGTCGCACACGTCGGCATAGTCCACTTCAAGACCATCGAGCTCTGACGCTGTCGCATCGCGCGCCCCCGCCAGTTTGTGCCTCAGGTCTTCAAGAGGGCGCAAAGGTTCTGCAAAAGGCATCGATCCCTTGGGATTACCGCCCAACATCTCCCACAGATGGTCCTCGTAACGAGAAGCCTCCTTCTGCGCGGGCTCAACGCTGGCTGTCTTCTCCAAGGGGGTTGTGTCACGATCCGCGGATGCGCGCTTGGCCATAGATGGGGTCATCGCGTAGTCCAATGTTCCTCGATCTGAGATGGTGCCCCCGCCTCCATCGTTCAAATCCTGAAGCACCTGAGACGGCGATGCGGGACCGCAGTCAAAGTTCACAACCCGATGCACAGCGCCTTCCTTACGGAATTCACGCAGGTAAGCGTCACCGTTGGTGAACTCCACCACGCGCCGGACCTGCTCGGGGGAAAGGCGCTCCCCGCGAATGGTGTCCACAATGGCGTCATTCAGCGAGGCATGCTTACCAAGGGTCCAGCTTGTCGCAGCAGCTTTGCCGAGAACCTCCAAGTGCTCCCCGGAAACGGGTCGAGCATCCCGTTGCTGAAGAATTGTCTGCATGGGGGCGTCATTCATGGCGTTGGCCTTTCTCCGTTGCAACAATACATCGTTCCATAGAAGTAGCACGTTGAATCGGCCCATGGGAAGTCCAGACAACAGCATCAGCCACACCGAAGCCTCAGAAATCCTGAGCGTTTCGTGCCGGCAATTGCGCCGGTTGGTTCGAAGGGGATTCATCTACCCGCTTACGCCGGGTGACTCGCACAACGAGCCCAGGTACCGGGTGGAAGAAGTGCACGCGCTGGCCGATGTGCGCGAGCAAAAGCTCGACATGCCATCGGTCGCTATGCTTGCAGTCCAAGCGCAGGCACTTAGCCGCACCGTCAGCAGCAAGCTAGATCAAATCTGTCACTTCTTGGGAATCCAAAACTACAAGCTTGGAACTGGGGAAGACGACATCTTTGACCTATATGCCCGCGTGCGCGAAGAACTACGTGTACCACCTGAAGATTGGCGCACAGGATCCATCATGGAATGGGCAGCGGTCATCAACGCAATCGATGAGGCCTACCTCGATTTGCTCGCGCGCCACACGCTTGATGAAAGCCCGTGGGAGTACTTCCTGCAACTAGCCAATGAGATCATGCTGCACCGGGCCCGAGCCACTGACGCCAACCTGGACTTTGCATTTGCCTGCCTCGATGCTGCACGAAGGAACCTGCGCAACGTGGCTTATCTCTACGTTCTCGGTAGGCATGGGTACAAGGTGGCCAACAAGATCTTCATCAAGAGTGAAGTCACCGACGCAGTCATCTCAAATCTGTACCCGCGGGAAGTTGAACCCGCCTAGACATGTATTATTTGGGTGTCAAGGATCAGGTCAACCTTGATTTGTTGGGCCGCTGTAAGAAGACCACACAGAGCCTATCGCGTCAGCTTCCTTACCTGGGGCAATTACATCGGGACGCGGCTTCGTCACCATAGAGGCAAGGAAGCAATACAAGATCGAGTGGAAGGCGTCATCGGTCTTGCCGGCGGTGTGCCCGTACTGAATCATACGAATCTTCTCGTTGTATTCGCTGAAGATGTTCAAGCAGTCCTGACCATAGGGGGATTTGAATTCCTTCCAACGGGGAAACTCAAATACGGTGGCACGCTTGATTGAGTTGAAGATCGCACTCATGACCTCAGTGCGGTGCGCAATCCAGCGCTGTAGCTTTGGCTCCCACCTAACCTTGGCGGATAAACGGGCAGCGTACTGATACCGCATCACGCGCTCTCTACCGAAGCGCCGAACCAGGAAGTCATTGGGGTAATGTCCACCTCCGTAGTCGGCTCCGATAACGCGCACGTTGTACGCTCGGCAGACCTCTTCGATCTTCTGCAGCTGGCGCTCAGGCTCTGTGTCCTCGCCAACAAACCTGTGGATGTAGAAAATCCTAAACTTGTTTCCGATGTACGTCCCCAACGTGAGCACCGTGTAGCTATGCTCTCCTGTGCCCCAGTCGATGCCGGCAAAGATCTCCTGACCAAAGCCCAAGCCCTGGTACTTGGGAGCGTCTGCCATGAAGACATTCTCGTTGCAGCAGGCTCTAATCTGCGCGCTGGTCAACGGGCGAAGCCCCGTGTCGTACGAGATACCGAGTACTTCGTTGTAGAACTTGTTTCGACCGTAATGCTCAAAGTTGTAAAGAAGCTCATCCCAATCGAGCCATGGCACCATCAACTGAGGGATACGAAATCCTTCGAACGGTGTGTGGACTGGGTCGTAGTCAACCGAGCATGCCCACTGGGCATCAGTGCACATTGGGAATATCTGCTTGCCGCAACGCTCACAGATCAGATTGTGCAGCCCGATGTTCTTCTCACCAAGGATGTTCCAGTAACGACCCGCCTCCCCCACTAGGCAATCACATGGCACAACCCACTGGTTCTGCGTGGAACGATTAGACCAGTAGTCCTCAATGACGTTGTCCAGCGTCAGTGGCGTTCCGGAGTAAACATAACGCTTCATGTTCTCCGGTGAATGTGAGAGGCACTGCTCAATGACGGGAATGTTGTCGGCGAGAATGTTCTGAATCTCGTCGATGTCCAACATGTGCGCGGGGACGCCGCGGGCACGGTCAGCATTCAAGAAGGCATTGCGCAATGTAATCTTCGAGCGATTGATGAACTGCTTCTCAAAGATGTTCTGAGACAGCATGTGCGTCGTGAATGCGCGCAACACTGGGCTAGTCTCGATGGGCTCCTTGATACGGTCGTTGGAAAACGTCTTGGTCTGCGTGGCAGACGGGCTCACGTAAAGCACCTTGTAAGACGGGATGAGGCAGCAGTAGCTCAATGACCGGTTGCCAAGCAGTGTGGACTTCTCCACCTGGCGGCCACACATCAAGAGGATGCGCCGAATCGGAGTGTCGTACACCTGCCGAAGATGCCGCCGACCTTCAAACGAGAAGTTCTCGAACCCATCAGGGGTCGGCATCCGGAAGGCGTATTCCGTAAATGCCGAGGGCAGAATCATAGGTGGCGCATCGTTTGCTACATGGGGATCAAACTCATCCTCAAAGTGGTCAACGTACTGCTCAGCCTCCGGAGCCCAACAGCCCCCGAGCTCTATTTGACGTAGCTCCTCATCGGAAAGCGGTGTACCATCGGGACCATACTCATCAGGATAGACCTCAATAGCTGCCATGTTCCCCCCGACACCCACCAAGAGCCCTCAAACGATGGTACAAAACCTGTGGGGCTCTCTCAAAAGTGCAGCAGATGGTCATTGGGGGGATGAAGCAACCGTAAACCCTGAAGGCATGGGCTTCAAGATTACATTGAGGTTAGCCGAGAAAATTCAACCTGCGATCTGGAAGATAGCCTCCAATTACATCCAACGCTATGCCAGAAGCTCACATTGGAAAGTAACTGGACTAAGCCACAAGCGTGGCTATATCGAGTTCCTTGCTGAATACACTCCTCCCAAACCTAAGAAGAAATGGGATGGGCGTAGGCGGCATCGACCGCCTCATCCAGACGGGCAAAAAAACCAAGAACAAGCTCCTTCGGCGAAAGAGTCCGGGCAAACCCCCCAGCCTTGAAGTACCAGCTCGTCATTTCTGGGACATACTGCGCCATCAGGACTGGACGAGTAGCCGCAAAGTACTTCTCTGCAACAGGGCTCAGCACGAGCGGGAAGCTACGCTGCCATCGCAGCAAATGCTCCTCGAGTAGCCGTGCTCCGTTATCGGTTTTCACGTACTGCTCGATGGGCGGGAACAAATGCACCACGATGTCCCCATCGATGAAGGCGTACTCCGCCAGAAATGTCGTGTAGTCCTCCACCTGGGTGAACTTCACCGTGGCGTTACTGACATTTTCCAATGTCGCAGACGGCATGCTGGCCAAATCTTCTTTGCTAACTGTTTGCATCGGCTGGATCCCTGTCCTCGAACTCGGCGGCGTCTATACCTTCTATAGCATCGTCATCTTCTTCGAATATCTCATCAGCATCGGGCTTGGCGTCAGGTTGAATATTGACAGTATGGTTCCCGCCGGTGAGCTCGCGCAAGGTAGGAACAATGACGGTCGTTGTAGCAACCGTGATTCTACGCAAATCCTCTCGAAGATTAGTCTCCGGATTGACCACTGCTTCCTTCAGGCGCGTCATGGTCTCAGCGACAGCGGAGAAACCCTGAGAGATCTGAGCGCCGCCAGGACCTCCAAGGTAGGCCGCTTCTAATGTCCTACACGAAGCCATGGCCAACGTGTGGGAAACTACAAGCTCAACGTCCACTTTCTTCGGCATCACCCCCAGGTTGGTCTGAGCAATGACGGCAGAAATAGGGGATGCGGGCAAGCGGGCTGCAGCATAGCGTGGGTCGTTGTACCGACTCTTCTCCAGGGCTGGCATTTGCGCCAACCTAGAAAGGTCTGCTCCAGGGGTAGCGCTGCTAGTGAAGAGCCCACCCGTGTACCTCATCTCTAGTAGGGCCCTCATCTCGGTACTGTCGAGCAAGTCGATATCCCAGTAGTAGTACTTGTAAAGGCGGATCGCTGCCTCGGTAGCAACCACGCTGTGCCGCACCCGCAGCGCATGCACTATCGCAGGGAGCGGGGCTCTAGACAGAATCAACGTCTCCACAAGTTCACGCCACCGCGGGCGACTCAGAATACGTGTGGCTTTATCCATGTCCTTATCTGGCAAGAACACTTTCAGTAAACCTTCACGAAGCAAATACTGCTGCGACCTGGTATGAGTTTCATCCTCAGGATGAAACGGTGATGGAGGCCGCATGCGGTCACGTAGCCATTGAATGTACCAGTCTCCCAAGTAGTCGAGGCCGAGCTCAAAGGCTATGTCCTTGATGTGCTGGTCGTCATAGCACCCGGGATGGATGACCAAGTACTTGTAATATCTCTCCGCCGGTGTACGTCGTATCACATGAAAAAGATAGCAGCACGAGGGGATAATACAACTAGAAGGAGCATTACATGCCGCAAATAGCAGTTGTACCCGTCAAACATTGGAACTTCCGAGTAATCCCAGCCTTCATCGACATCGGAAGAATACTTCAAGAGGCTCTAGAATCTGGGGCATCAGTAGTACGCGTCACAGCAAAATTCATACGAGGACCCAAGCCTTACCTATTTGTCCGACTCGATAGTGATGACGCGAAAGCTCTATCAATGACGGCGACGCAACACAGAGGAAATCTCAAAACTACAAACGGAGCTAACGTAAAGTACACCCCTATAGGGTTCTACTTCTATCCTGAATGCAACCCGGATGAACTGCGTTGGCTTGTAATAATGGGGGAACATAGCGTCAGTCTAGCTCTACACGAAATCTATCATCAGCGCGAATTATTGAAACGGAGGCAAAGAGTCACTGTTGAGTGTCTCTAGTACCTCCGAGGGGTTGGGCGTTGACGCCCAATTCTTAGCTACTTGTTAGCCCTGAAACGCCACAACCTTGAGACCCTCGATCACATCCTCAAGCGCGCGAATCGCGCGTTCCGTCGAACCATCAGGGACTTCTTTGAGCCCAAGCCTGGACCCAATGAGTATCTCGCACAGGCGGCGCTGCGCTTCATCAAGCGTTGGCAAGTAGCCGACGAATGTCGCAATGTTCTCGGGGTTGATGAAGCCGAGAGACAAGACTGTGTCCACGGCAACAGGATCGGTGAGCGTAGCCGCTTCTTTCCACATGCGGTGACGGAACACCGGCATCGCACCCAGGAAGTTCTGCGCCTCGGTGTAGCTCTCCCCGCGCAGTTCCGAGGCAAGCTTCAACTGATGCCCGATACGCACCGTCTCCACGTGACTGGCGCCGGAGCATGCCGATGCCAATTTCTGTTGAGCATAGACTGGATTGGCCCCAAGACCTACCAGAACAAATAGGGCACGATCCTGGGTCAGGAACTCGCGCTCATCAGAGGCCAACTTCTCGACCGGATACCCGCGCAGCGAGAAGCAATCGAGGCCGCCCGCGCGCACTTCCACTGACGCCAATTTGCGCTGCACAGACGCTGTCTTCCCAACTTCCATCGGGGATTCAGCGAGAGAAACCTCAGCGGCCTGGTCCAGGGGAATCCACATCCATCCATCAGGGATAATCATGTTCCCGTCCACACCCACCACGGTGGCTACGTATGGCTGAACGCTGACCTGCACCGGGCGCCCGTCAAACGTCTCAGCTTGAAAATGCGGCTGCTCATCAACGCCGGCACCTTGCACCGAGGCGCCCAACGTCAAAGGCAACGTGGCACATGGCACACCTCCCGCCTCGGTAAAGAACACCCCATGCCCACTCGCCTGTCCCGCGGGGACTGACCCAGGGGCCGTAAACTCACCCACGGGAACTCCCGAGACATCGGACTGCACCGCGGCGTGCGAGCCATCGGTAAAGAATGCAATGGGCAGAGAGCTCCCATCCACATCGAGCAGGTTGGGAATCACCACGCCGGTCAACATCTCACCTTCGACCGACTGCACTTGGTACATACCGGGGGCCGAAATGGGTCCAGCGCCAGTCCCAACCGGAGCACCCATACCCTCCTCAGAAACCCCCTCACCCTCGGACATCGTTACCGCACCCGAGGTATCCGCCGCGAGCGCAATCTTAGGCCCGAACCGGTGCACCAACTCCCCACGGTTGAGAATAATCTCGCGCGGGTCCCAGGCACGGTGACTCGCAGTCTTGACTGCATACCCTTCATGCAGCTTGACGATCTGCGTCACACTAGCAACCAAGTTATCCAGCATGGCTGCTGCACGCTTCTCGAGCGGAGTCGGCTGTGCCTCTGAAAGAAGAATGAGTGAATCATGCGTTGCCACATTGGAGGCAAACGCAAGCTTTATGTTCGTATCCAGCAAGCACAGCTTGAAGTCAGCTAAGTCGGAGGCATTGGCCATCGGCAATACCGCTGCCAAAATGGATCCTGTCTTCTCTGCACCTTTGGCAACCGCTGAGTCCAACGCTGCCATGCGCATGCCATGTAGCTGAGGATTACGCGACTTAGCCGAAGCAGTCTTGACCGTTGCCTCACTCTCCAGCCACTCCTCAAGGGATGCATGCTTCGCAGCTGTCTTTCCACCCATGCCGGCGCTCGTGGCTACGCCACCACCACCGAAGCCATAGTTCTGCCGGTATGGTGGGTAGAGCTGCCCAATCATGGACTGGTCACCAGGGGTCTTGCTGGTCACATCGAAGTTCTGCGGGCGAAACATCGCCTGGCGAAGTCGACTCTCAGTAAGCGGAAGTGCCCGCGCATCGTCGGTCAATATGACATCGAAGGGAGCCAACTTACTATCTTTGATGATGACTGGAATACGTGCAGTACGAATGCCCGCGGCAACCATTTGATCCTGAGGAGAAGTCATCGGGGCCTCAGTCTTGTTGGTCACTTCAACGTGGCCAAGACCGTAACCACGCTCTCCATCCACACTCTCCATGTTCACGTGCAGATCGAAATCGGCCAAGTAGGGGACCTGCTTGTATAGCTCTTGAAGCGCCGCGTCAGGCCACTGGTTGGGGTCCTCTGGCAGTGCGGTCTCCGCAGCAGACTTTTCGAACTCAAGTTGCGGGACTAGATAGAGTGCCTGGGTCATGCGCTGGCTCCTAATTGACTTTGATGATACCGCCCAAGGCGGCAAAAACAGCAGGGTCCTTGGTCAGGATGATAACCCCGCTCACTTGTTCTGTCGGTAAAATTGGATCATTGGGCCCGAGCCCGGATGCAAAGGCCGCCGCAATCTCGGCTCCGGTCACAGCCAGCATATCCCCTGTGAATGACAGTACATGCACGGGGCCCGCCGACAATGCAGCATTCATTTGAGCTACAAACCGAAGAGCTGGTATCTTCACTGCTAGGCCCGCGGCCAGTAGCGCTCTGATGCCCCCAAGCTTGAATGCAAGTGTGGCCTGCAAGGAAGCCATCGCAGCAATCTGCGCGCTTATCTGCAGCGACACCACAGGGAGCCCCATTGCCAGAGCTAACGCCAAGGATGCCTGGAGGTTAGCCAGCGCTGTGATGGTGGCCTGAATTGCAAGGAATGGACTCGATATACTGAAGCTAAGTTGGAGCTGCAGCGCGATGGCAGCGTTGAACTGTACTTGGATATCCGCTAGGAAAGGGCCTAATCCAAACTGCCCAGTGATGAACAAGTCCAGCTGCAACAACAGCGGATTCAACAACCCAACTCCAGCTAACAGCGCGATGTTGACCTCGCCCAAAGTGTAACTTCCGACATCATTTAGCGGCACGATCAGGCACCATTCCCAAGCACAGTTGGATCACCGCTAGTGACCGAACCTGTGGCAATCATCATTGTAGGTACCGCGCTAATGGGAGCAAAACCAGGGGGGCCTGGTATCGCCATCAGCAGCGTAGGTGGCAGTGTAACGGTGACTCCACTACCTACAGTGGCCATTGGGCTCTTCCCGCCATTGATCCTAAGAACGGTGGCTGTTATGGCCAATGTGCCGCCAACGGTAATGCGGGCATCCTTTTTCACCGTCATGTCGAAAGTACTGTCTGCGAAAATCTCTAGTTCCTTTTTGACCCTCAAATGCAAGCGCTTCTGGCATAAAATGCCAACGTTACCTCCCATCTTGAGAAAAGCGTTACCACTGCGGTCGAAGGAGAACCTCAATTGCACAAGCGAGCCAGTGCTGGGCAATAGGGATCCATCCTCCCCATTGAACCCCCCTCTGGCCAAAGTCATCTCGTAGACAATAGGCTCCGCCTTACCAATACCTATTAGCTCCTGATCCATTATGGCATCTGAATCCGTTTCTGGGACTGGGTCATGCACCCTTCCAGCAGCGATGCGGATGTCAGCGTACTTATCGTTTGCATACACGCGCAGTGCTTGCTTGTACTCAGTGGGTAATGTTGTAATCCCCTCCCCCTCTTGGATACCCCACTTGATGGAACCCCCCGCCGTGTGCATCGCGTAATTCTCGGCAAAGTCCATCACCAAGTTGTTGAGTGGCACGTAAATGCGCTGAGAAAGCTCATTGCTACCAATCTGCAGCACCCCTCCGCGGTGCAGTACAACAAAATTCCCATCACGTCCACGCATGAACATGTCACCGGGTTTGGCCACTGGCCTGCCGCCAGCGAAGCTCGCCGCGGTGGCCGCCTGATTGCTACTGCCATGGCTGGTTGTGCCATCGGGGGCATCCGGGGAAGACGCCATAGGAATAGTCTCGTGCGGCATCACAAATGCAAACACGAATGGAGGCGAGCTGTCCCCTGGCCAGCACACAGCGCACTTGGAACCTACCTCTGGCATGCAGGTCATACCATCACCACGGTTCGAGTGCAGGTAAGGCGAGCCCACCGCAATCTGAAAACAGCGCATCTGGTCGAACTGGCTAAACACGTCGACGGTGTAATTCACCACATCAACGTTCACTACGCGGCCAAGGAAGATGTCCGTCTTTCCCAGCCCCTCCGGCTGCGTCATGGAGGATCGGAATTCGGTGTTCTGCTTACGAGCACCGCGTGCTTCCTTGAGACCTTGCCTAGGCATTAGTACGCATGCTCCGGAACATCATGAAGATGAGATAGCGACAATCTCCCCTTAGCGTGGGCAGAAGTCAACCCGAACTCAGCCCCATAGGCCATCCCTGGGATTGGGTGTAGACCATGCAGGTTCGACCTACCGCCTGTATTCGCAGCATCGAGCAGGGTAGTCCTCAAATGCTCATGCTGCATTTTTGCCATCCAATCCTCTTGCAAGGATAGGGGCATCATCTCTACCCCTTTGAGTTCCGGCTCGTGCTCGATGAGACGCTTGCCATGCCGCGCCAGTTCTCGGTTGACCGCGGTAATCACCGATGTGGGTTGGAACTCTCCCCGCAGCACACCGTCGTAATCCCCTGGGTCCCTGATCTTGGTCAGGTTGCTCATGGCCTTGACTACAGTCTCAATGTGCCCGCGCTTGATCCCCTCGTCCTTGTACAGCTGGTACATGGCATCCGTCATGTAATTCTGTACGGACTCAATGCTGCCCGTAGCCTTGTAGAGATCGTGGGGATTGACAACCGTGCGTCGAGGATCGCTCAACAACTGACCCTTATCTACGCGCATCCCAGCATGCGGAGGAGTCCATCCGACAGGAACCTCGTCACTCTCAGTCTTCCACAGCGGCTGCCCACCGACATCCTTTCCGATGTGGTGCTTCTTTCCGCCGATGAAGACATTCACACCGGTAGCATCTTTCTCTACCTTCTCAATAACGCCTGTGCGCATCGCCAGCGTGGCGGAATTGGGTAGCTTCTTTGGGAGTGTCATCAGCTCGTTGAAACGGTCAAAACCTCCCAACGCCTTAGAGCCGCCGCCTACATCCACGGAACCTCCCGTGTGGAATACGCGCAGCGTCAACTGCATAGCGCGCTCTCCGAGCGACTGGGCAGAGACAACACCGACGTTCTCCCCTACCCCATGTAATTGCCCGGTTGACGCGATGCCCATGCACTTCTGACAGACGCCTTTCGCATGCTCACACTTCAGCGGGCTGCGCACTTCAATCTTGGCGTTCCTGTCAGCTGAACGCATCTTAGAGACTATGTCAGGCGTAAGCAGTGTACCTGCCTCCACATGCATGCCCTTAGCCGAAAAATCTTTCTGGAGAAACCTATCGTGCACGCTGTCCTCAGTTACTGGGAGAGAAATCCCTCGCTCAGTGTGGCAGTCGTGCCCGGAGACCACCATATCCATGGTGTTGGCCATCATCAACTTGGAGAGGTAACCTGGCTCACGCACCTCCTGCACCTTCATTACGGCTCCGTGCCTAGCGCCATGCATCTGCGTCCAATACTCGCCGGTATCCAATCCTTCGGCGTAGCTGTGCATGATCGGGGTCGTAATGGTCCTGCCCGAAGCATCCTTCACAAGCATAGGTGCCAACGTCAGCTGTTTGTACTGATCCCAACCTGGCTTCACGCCAGACAAGTGCATCGTCATCAAGTTGTTTGGCGTGCCCGCATGCCGCGATAAATGCTCCTGCTTCATTTCGCTAGTGGCATCTGCCCAAATCTTGACGATCTCTCGATCTCCCCGTGCACCCTGCATGTGCGGGTTATTCTCGATAGCCTCAACCTTCTTACGCGCAGGACCTAGTACCCGTTCCCTTGTAGTAATATCAGGAGCCAAATCCTCCAACCCTAGCGTGTGCACACCCACAGGGATGTACATGCGCTTCGAAGGATCCAATCGGTCAGCGCCAACAAACCCATCATGCTCCACGGTCACAACGCCGCTAGAGGCCCCATTCCCAATGTCCTTGAGCTTATCAGCAACACCAGAGTAGTCGCTACTATGCTCCTTACCAACTTGAGTTAGGAGCTTGCCTAGCCCCTTCTTATCCAAGCTGAAAGTCAAGTCCTCAAGCATTCTCTTCTGCATGGGCTCAGGTAGTGCTGCGGAAACTAGAATACGTCCTGGCGTTGTTACTTGGGAGCCAATCTTTACCTTGTCATTGACGTTGATCTTGCCGCTCTGCACCGCGAGTAACGCTGCTGCAGGGTGTGACATATCATGAGCCTTGCCATCATTCACACGCGAAAGCTTGTACAACCCCAGCGCAGATTCCAACGTAGGTTGGTACATCGCACTACCTGTGGCCTCACTAAACAAGTTGTTCGAGGGGAACATCTTCCGAGCCTCTGCGACTGCCTCATCGCTGATCGGCACGAACACGCTCATAGTATCCCCATCGAAGTCCGCGTTGTAACCGCCAGTAACCAAGGGATGGATCTTGACAGCATTTCCCTCAACGACTTTGGGGCGAAACGCCTGGATGCTGTACTTGTGCAGGGCTGGGTCTCGCTTCAATAGCACTGGGCGATCCTTCATTACCGTGCGCAATGCGCGCTGGGCGGACACCGTGTTTTTAGCAACTAACTTCTGCGCATCAAGAACAGTGGCCGACACGCCAGACCTCTTCAACTCCCCAACAACGAACGGAGCAAACAACTTCATGGCATGCTCCGCCGGCAACCCAACCTCATCCAGAGAAAGGGAAGGCTCTGGGACAATAGTTGACCGCATGCTGAGGTCTTGCTTGCGGCTGATTAGCGTGCTCTGGAAATACCCAGTCTTCGGCTGAGCCCCGTGGATCTGATGAATGAGTCCTTTGTACTGAGCATCGGCATATGGGACTCCGATACCCTGCAGGGCCTTTACGCCGTCATAGACGCCTGCACGTAACGGTACTTTCTGCTCCTCTGTCAGGTTGTGGATCAGCGTTGGGTCACCCAATTGAGAATTCACCTGGGCAAATTGGGAATACAACTCATTGATATCGGAAACACTGAAGTTTCCATCAGGTAATACTGGGATCGGGCGCATTGCAGGAGGCAACACAGGGAGGTTGTGCAACACGTACGCCTCCGCTGGAGACATTCCAGCCTGCTGCAGCGCTTGAAGACGCTTGACCTTCTTGAGCGTAGAATCCACCTTGGATGCGGGGACCGTGCTCAACTCCTTCTTAGCTACACGCAACGCGGAGTCCACGTTGATATTCGACAGCAAGTGCTGAATCGCGGCTCCTCCAGTCAGCCCCTTGCCAACAGGAACGTCATGCCCGGCAGCGTCAATTGCACGACGACCCTCCACTAGTGACATGTATGCATCCGAACTCAAACCAGTAATGGCCTTGATCGAGCTCTCGAAAATTGGGTTCGGAACTGGCTCGGACAATTCAATCCGACTCCACTTCTTGCCGCCATGCCCGCCAGTGAGCTTCTCGTCGAAGAGCCCACCGGGCTTAGGGCGAGGCTCCCCAGTTTTCGCGTCGATCTTTGCGTATAGCAGCTCGGCAGGCTTAGGCAGAACACGATCCCCCGTGAGGTTCTTGATCTGGGCATCCGTCAACGGGGACAGTACAAGCTCATGCCCACGTTTTTCAATGTTGATGCCAGCGCCAATCAACATATCCGTAAACTTCTTGAAGGCAAAGGTGGGCTTGGGTGTTGGGAGCGCGTCCCCATGCTGGATGGCATCCCACACATCATGATGCTGGCTCTGCCATTGCTTCTGGGGACTAGTCGACATGTCGGGGCCTTCGCTCTTCCACGTCTGCATCTCACGGATATTGGCGCGGGCCCCGTGCGCCAGCATCGCATAAAGACCCAACGGATCCATGGACTGCCCGCCGGCGTGTCCGCCCCCGGAAGGCTGCATGTTGATGTCATAACGACCTGGCTCTTGCCCTGGTAGATTGAGTCCAGAGCGCACAGAGACCTTCTTGTCCACCTGGTGGTGCAACTTGATAAGGTGCTGGTAGCCGACCATGGCTGGTCCAAGCGTGTGCCCTGTTACTGGGTCAATGAGAACTTCTGTGTCTGAAATGCCATGGGCGCTGAGTTCCTTCTGCAACTTGGCAAGTTGGTTAGAGCCGTTGAAGTTGTTCACTACATAAGGCTTGCCAGTCTTTTTCGCGATCTTGCTCGCTGCCGTCTCGAACACCTGCCCAAGATTCATACGACCAGGCACCCCTGAAGGGTTGAGTGCAACCTCAATTGGGTCCCCATCCTTCGTATGTGGCATCTCCGCGTCGGGTACCACTTTGGTGACAATGCCCTTGTTGCCGTAACGACCTGCAAGCTTATCGCCCACCTGCATGGGCTCAATGGCTTTGACGTGAACAATTACTTCGCCGCCGTGCCGAAAAGATCCAACAACTTCTCCCGGACCTTCCCCGTGCCAAGTCAATGACTGATCCGAGAACTGGTCCCCCAGACTCTTACGGATGGCAGACAACCCAGTGCGATCCTGGGCAGTGGTCTTCTTCATAGCCAAGATCAGCGGGTCTCCTGGCTGCACGCGTGAGCCAACACGGACAACGCCATCGTCTCCTATCATGCTGACTTGGTCTTTGTTGTAAAGACCGATGTGCTGCGTAAGGAAACGACTTTTTGCCAGAATGGTGTCGTCGTCAACAGACAAGTTGTGCTTGTGCAAATGCACGCTGCTCAACTTCTTGGCAGCGCTAGCGCTAACAACGACCCCGTCTTCGAAGTTGTAGCCCTTGAATGGAATATAGGCCACGCGCAAGTTTGTACCCAGCGCGATGACGCCGTTCTTTGAGAAGTTGGTATCGGCAATCACCTGCCCTTTCTTTACGTGGTCGCCAGGCTTGACCAACGCAGTAGAATCCAGCACGGACTTCGCGTCGTTGAGCGGGTAGTTCCGATACGTCTGGACTTCATGGTCGTGCCCTGCTTCGTCGGTAACTACAATGGCATCCGTTCCGACCTTCTTTACGGTGCCGGCCACAGGGGCATGGTGCGAGGCCTGTGTACCAACTACCTCTTCAAAGGTGCTGGCCCCAGGCCAGTCTCGTCCCGTACCCACCTGAACCAAGGGGGATTCCCTATGCTCAAGAGAAATGGCCTGCTCCATGTGCCGAGTGGCCATCGAGGCTCTGCCGCCTGATGTATTGCCTACAAACGGAATGAGATTACTCGTGACGTTGAAGAACTGCGAAGGATGACGCATCACGTAGTCGGCGTCTTTCAAGTGCCCCTCAGCAATCTCATTGCCAGGGGCTGACCACTTCACCATGGGACCCTTTTGCACAGGGTGATCTCCATGCCACTCGACTTGGTCAGGTAACACCACGCGTGAACGAAGGAACGTGGCAGGCCCCACATAGTCAGTGGTTCCTGTACGCGTGTTGTAGAGAGGAACCTGAGGCTCCATCCCATGTTTACGCACACCTAAGGGCATTCGCAGCGTAATGCCAGTCTTACTTCCCTCAGGCGTATGTATAGGATCCAAGAAGCACATGTGCGAGGGATTGATGAACTTCACCTCGTCTAGGATGGCATTCTCCGACTGAATTCCACCAGGGCCCATAACCGTGGTCTGCTGCGCAGCAGATAACATCTCGACAGGGTTCACCTGCTTGGCTACCTGCGCGGCAGAATTCTTGTAGAAGGTCTCACGGATGGGTTTGTTGAAGGCCTCGAGCCGAACCACATCCCTAGGCGACGACGCATCGTTGATTTGGCGCTGCATCTTACGGCGAATGGCAGGGCCTTCCTTGAGAATTTTTTCAAAGGAAAAATCCCCCACGCTGCGCAGGTCTTTGAAGATCAGAGAATCACGATCATCCTCTGGAGCACCACCATGCACATCAATCATTTTGCGGGTGGCGCGCAGCAGAACATCACTGTCTACATGATCCGCTGGGCGACCCAATGTAACTGCCGTAGCGTCAGGTCGCAAATCGAAGTCCTTGAAGTGCTGCGTTACATTGCTGATAGCAGCAGCTTGCGACGGAGGGTCTACCCTACGCGTGGTGCGGTAAAAGTTGTCAACGGCGCCCGCAACGTTACGAGCACCCTTGTTGGCCGCAAGAATATCCTTGCCCCAAGTCTTCTCCAAATCCGCGTCGGATGCCCCCAGCGTGGATAGCAGCGGGTACAACGGAATGCGCGCCTTGGTACCGAACTCAACACGGAATTCCTTCGACTCATCGTCAAAAGTGACTTTGAAGGATGGCTTCCTAGTTGACTGAAACTGCGTCTCTATTTGACCAGTCTGCTTACGGCGCACATAGGCGCCAGGCTTGAGCTGCCACTGGTTGTCTACCTGGTACTCTTGCCCCGAAACTATCTGGCTGTGCCGGCAGGTGACTTTAGGCAAATCGGCAATCCTAGTCTTGGCACGGACTTCTTTACCGGTGAGCTTGTCTCTCAAAATCAGATGAGCAACAACGGGCACACCCCAAGTCTGTCCGCTCACCTTGGCTTGATGCTGGCTCCGAATATCGTCAGGATCTAAGTTGTCCTGAACCTCGAGTTTCTCCAATTCCAAGACTTGGTTACGCCCGTCGACTGGGAACTGACTTCGAATCGCTTCAAGAGAACGATCCCGGTAATGTTCAAAGGCTTCGACTGGATCCAGGTACGACATGCGTTCTCCAGAGTATAACCGCACCCTCCAGGCAAACGCTCATGGAATATGCGCAAGGACTGCAGAAACACCGAGATAAGAGCTTTGATGGAAAAGCGTGTGCCTACTAAGACTACTCAACGAGGCAAAAAGAAGCAAGTTACTTCACAAAGTACCGGCCAACGCTACGAGACTTTGGTGGCAAGTCTGTTCGGTGTCAACCAAAACGAATCGGCACAGGCAGCAAAAAACACCAGGAACA